GTTGCTTCTGGAATGCTCGTTATTAAGAGCAGTGCCGAAATAGCATAGAGCTTGGCCGATAGCTGCATTCGCCTTAGCGAGCTATCCGCCTCAGCGGCTCGCTTTAAGCGATGACAGCGTATCGATAAAGTCAAATACCGCGCAAGTTTGAGCGTACTGTTGGGCGTGTTCAACACCCTGTGGATAACTTCTGTGGATAACTTCATGGCTTACCGCCCCACCCTTTACCCTTAAACACTACGCCACCGAGCGAGAAGATTCGCTTCATCGGGACAGTGCAGTTCGGACAGTAAGGGTCTCTAGCTAATACATCATCGATAGATCGCTGAACTTCTAGCTCTTTACTGCACACTTCGCAGCGGTATTCATAGACTGCCATCACTTACTCCGATCATCGCTACCGTCATGTTCGAGCAGACGCAACACTGAATCGTCTTTACGTTAGACGGTAGGTTATCCGTAACTATGCGAATAATCTGCTCCGTCTCCTTATTGCACACTCGGCACTTATAGCGCAGCTTGTCCATAGTTAGATCCCTTCAAGTTCTCGATAGGCTGTAAGTTCTTTTGGTCTACCCACCAAGTAGGCTGCTTAGAGTTCTTATACTTAGGCCGCTTGGCCATCGCTACGGGAATCCAGCCCGCTAGTCTGTAGCTCGGTGATGTGCCAGTGACCAAGATAGCGACGTCCGTCGTTCTGTCGCTTTCGTTAATGATGAGCTGACCATTCTCGTAACGTGTCCACTTTACTTCGATAAAGCTTCCCACGTCTGCCGTCCGCTTAAATTGAGAAGCTCTAGGGTCGAAGTTCATGTAACCCAGATAGCGAGCGACCAAGATCTCTGCGACTATAGATTCTGCTACTTGCGCGACGTAATCGTGGAATCCTAATCGTCGGTCGTAGCGGCTACTATGATCTGGCTGTCCGTCTATCTGGGCGATACGTTCTAGAGCTACAGTGTGAGCTAAGACTTTATCTTCTATCGAAGCTTTAAGCTTCATCTACACCCACCGCAGAACCAGAGAATCTTCTCTCCGCCACAACCCTTCTGATAACCGAAGTCGTCGAACTTAGCTATAGACGCGCACTTATCGCACTGCTCGACTTTATACTCGGCTATTACTTCGCCGTTCTTCATGAGTTTACAGGTCATAAGACGCGGGTTAATTATCTCGATGTAATCGCTCATCGGAAGCTAATCCATAATAGTAAAGCTAAGAGAATTACTTCGATGATTACCATAATCTTTATAAGCTTGGCTTTAGTCATGTTTAGACCTGTGGCTTCCACTTGCCATCGCTGGCTAAGACGTACCAGAGCGGAGAACACTGTGTCGCCTTGGTCTTCTCGACGCAGAACCAACCGCCCCACGCCTTCCCAGTCTTGGCTTCGCCAGTCTTGAAGATTCGATGGCCGTGGCTGCACTGTGGAGCTTCTGCAATTAACTCTCCGCCAAGCTGTTCTTTAATCTGATCTAACGAAGTGCCCAGAGTAGGAATCCCAGCTTCTTCGGCTTCTTCGCGTGTCTTAAAGCTTGGCACGTCTCCGAACTTGGTATTCCATGGATCGTAATCGTCGGCCGTTGAGTTAGCCACCTTCGCGCTAATTGTCTCGACCTTCTCCATGTCCTGCCGAGTCGGACGCTTGTCTGCTCCAAGTAGTAATCCGATAGCTCTACCGATGGCCGACGTAACAGTGTCCTCGACAAAGAACTTCTTCATGTTGACGTTATAAGTAGCTACGTTACCGAATGCGTAATCTGTAGCCGATGGATTAACGTCTTCGTATTCACGGAAGATCTGGGCTTGAATCAAGACGAAGCCCTTCTCTGCATTGAAGTCGACGATGTTCGTCTGGACTCTGGCTGTTGGGTGTGTAAGCCATAGGCGCGCGATTCGAGCTGCGACGTCCTCGTAATTATCTAGAAAGCTCATTAACGCACTTCCTTCACTGCGTGACGAGCAATAGCGCGTCCGCGCTTAAAGCCTTCTCGCTGGCCTTCTTTATAACCGACTGAATAGCTCATAAGTGCCCATAGAATGGCTGCTATAGCCATAATAAAGAACAGTCCGATTTCGCTTGTTGTCATTACTTGCTCCCGATACTGGGAGCGACGTTCGCGCTCCCTATGTAAAGAGTGAAGCAAGAAGTCGACTAGGTCAAGATTCCCGCGTAGTTATCGGCGTGTCGGTTGGTGTTTTCGGCTTGGACTTTAATCCATTACCCGCAAGAACTCCGCCTAGTGATCCAGTTAAGAAGATGGCTAACGTCTTTAATAAGTCTATGAATGCAGCGTCGTTAGGAGCTTGATTACCTATCGGCTGAGTCACGAAGATAAGCGCGTAAGTAATGCCAAGGGTAACAATTAAGAAGACAGCGGCTAAAGTAGATCCGATTATGAGAATAAGAGTTGCGTGGACGTCTTCTGGGCTACGACGTCGGGCTGGGCTGTGGAGCTTCTTCTCCAAGGACGTCGCTAGTGCATGTTCCAGTAGGGATACACTGCGGCTTCTGGCATTCTGGCTTCGACCAGTTTTCGTATTCTTGGCATTCATAGCGAGTCCAACCCTGATAACCACACGCGGACAGACTTAGCGAAAAGAGTAAAGCTAAGCCCGCCGCGAGTAGTTTCCGAGTCACTTCCCCGATAACCCGAATGCTGCGTCTTTAGGATTGAGCCAGCGTAGAACGACAGGTAGAACAGCGGCTAGACCAGCCATTCCAATAGCTTTAGGATCTTGCACTCCCGCCATGTAAACAGCTATAGACGCAGCTAAAAAGCTACGCGCCCAGCTTGCTAGTAATGCTTTTAAGTTTTCCATTTTTTTTCTCCGCTTTCTTCGGCTTGGCTGCCGATTGAGTAGGTAGTTCGACGATTGGATAATCGCCAGCGTAAGCCACGAACTTAGGACGTCCGAACCCTACGACTTCTTTACCGCTCCCGAATGCCCGCTCTTTAATCATTACCATTCCGCCGTTACGTTGATCGCCGCTTCCGCTCGTGTTGCCTTCAATAGTGATAACAGTCTTTGACTTAACTCCGACGACTATTCCGATGTGGCTAATACGATCGACGCCATCGTGTGGGAAGTCCATAAATGCAAGATCGCCTATCTTCGGCTCTGTCTCTACCCATCGGCTTACTTCTTTAAGCTTATGCGCTCCCGCAGCTGTAGAGACCATCGATGGAAGCTTTACTCCTGCTTCGTGAAAGCAGAAATTAACGAAAGATCCACACCATGGCAGACCGTCGGCCTTAGTGAACTTACCGAACTTCGTAATGTTCTCTGGCTCTTCGATGTAACCCACTTCTTTAAGTGCTACTTCGACGACTGCCGCAGCTGTTCCGATTGGGTAAGTCATTTTCCTAATTTCATTCCACTAGGAATTGGCTTAGAGTATTCCCAGCGTTCGATGTAATCACCTATGCCGTCTGAGTCATTTCTTAACCAAATAGTCCCGCGAGTATCGAACTCTTCTGGCTTATCGGCTAACTCTGGAAGAGCTGCAATTATTTCATTGTATAGTGACATTATAAGCCTCTCGCCCAGCTTGCATAAAAGTTATTAGCGACTATTCCATCGCCTACAGTTCCAGCGGCGTCCATTCGGACATACACTTCAAGATAATCTGTCGTGCCATTCATAGCAATTAGATGTGTAAATGCTGGAGAAGCAGCACCACTTGTTCTTGGCGGCTGTTCGGTCTCTAGCGCATTACTTCCATTTTTGTAAATGTAAATGCGGCCATAACCGAAGCTCGCGGCGTAAAAGTACGCCATAGCTCCGACATTATAATAACCAGCCTTATTAGGAGTAAAGCGATAATTAGTTGTCGGGTCATAACAGGCGTCTGTGTCGAAAGTTTCCGAATTGAACTCCATTTTTGTCGTCGTATTCGCTGAGAGTGATTGTGTAGTCGATCGGCTTGCTCGAAATGCTGGACCACTAGAAGATGAAGCCGTAGCCCAAGTAAAGTCCATGTCTGTGTTTGAGTTTTTAGATAGAACCTGTCCAGTCGTTCCACCTTTAAGATCTAATAAAGAAGCGTCGATAGCGTCGCCGAGTGTCTCGATTGCTGTCGCACCGTCTTTAACTAAATCGGTCGAAGTAGGAACACTCCAACCAAAGTTAGGCGTAGTTGTTGCCATGTTTTCTCCTTATGCCACTATTAACGCGTTTAACCAGATAAGTGTAGGGCTAAGACTGCTCCAAGTTTCGGAAGCCGACACGTCATTCCAGCGAGCCGCATCGAGTGAATAAGCCAGTGGCGTAACGTAAAGATCTACAGCTAGAGAATTATAGCCAGCCGAGAATCTCCAGCCTTCGACGAATCCTTGGAAGTTTGTTCCCATGTTTACAGGTAAGTCTGTGATGTTTACAGGCATTCCCATAAAGACACCAATAAGAGCGTCCCTATCTGAATCCGTGACGTTAGGGCTTCCAAGCGGATAACGAATCGACTCGAAGTTAGCTCTAGGGTAAGCGCGAAGAGCTAGATAAAAGTTGGCTTGGCTTGTTGCGTCTGCGCCGTTTTCCAGTGTGGTAAGAACGTTCTGGGCCAGTAATCCGTAAGTCGCGATGGAAGCGGCGTCGCTGGCTGTGTGTTGACCGCCATTCTTATAAGTAATCGTCACTTCATTACGAACGTCGCCCGATCTCGTAGATGTCTGGAGACCGCTGGAGTAGGCGTCTAAAGCTGAAAGCTCTACATAACCATTCGTAGCTAGATAAGTTCCGCGATGTGTGGAATCGGCGTAACCGATTCGACCTTGGCCATCTTCGTAAATGTAACCAAGTCCAGAAGTGGCTAAAGCTGCGACTAAAGAATAAGCGTCTGTAAGGTTGCTAGTTCTAGCAGTAAGTTCGTAATTGCCTGGGCGATCAATTTCACCTACTCCGCTGTTTTCCGCGTTAGCCCATGTCGTCGTCGGATCATAAGCGGCCCAAGTAAGAGCGGCGGGTACTTCGTTCCAAGCTCCGTAAAGAATCCCATCAAGTACGTCGTAGATCTGATTTCCGTCGAAGTCTTTAGATAAGACTCCTTCTGTTAAGACTTTAGGAAGACGCGAAAGTGCGCCGAGAGCTGTAACAGTAGTCGTCTGAACGAGTCCACCGCTTCCCGATCTTTCGATAGTCGTAAGAATGTCGCTTACACTGCCGCCGAAGATAGCCACTGGCGTAGCTGTAGAGTTCTGGACGTAAATAGTTAGGGCAGAATTGATTCCTACAGTTATGGGAGAATCGTCGACGTTAAGAATCGATAAACTACAGTAGCCCGCTACCGCTTGCTGATAGATGTCGCGGCGACCAGATTCGATTGTGAGATTTGCCAAAGTTATGTTCTTATACTCGACTCCATCGATAAGAACGCTCCAGACTGGAGTCCAGAGAGTCATACTGCTAAGAACGCTCCCGCGCCGAGAGTGCCGCGCGCTTGAGATTTATTAACGACATCGATAATCGTTCTAGCTGCCGATTCGGGATCTCCAACTATTCCCATGTTAACCACAATTCGCTCGGCTGTTGATAAGCCGCCAGTGGACTCTAATCGAGCTGCTACTGCGGCTTCTCTAGCATTTCGTAGTCTTTCGGTCTCTGCCTTTAGTTGTTCACGACGTAAGATTGCGGCTTGCATTCCAACCGAGAACGCTTCTAAAGGCGCGCCTGTAAATGTGCGCGGATCGTTGCCGCCTAGGAATGTTGGAGCTGCACCACCGACACCACCACCACCGACACCACCACCGCCGCCGCCGCTAGAATCGAGCGAGCCGCCTGCTCTTAATCCTTTACTATTATCATCGAATAAGTTAGTAATAGGGTTATTCTTAATTAGATCTATAACTCGTTTTGCACCATTATAAATAGAAGTCAATAGAGACACGAACTTAGAGAATGCTGTAACAAGGCCACCGACGATTAAGCCGATTCCTTCAAGTGCAAGCTTAAACGCTCCACCAAGAAGCGGAGCTAAATTATCTTTCGTAAAAGTCCAAATAGCCTTAAAGAGTGCAAGAAGCGGAGCAAGTTCGTCTGAGTTAGCAGAGACCGCGTTCTTAATTGTAGTAAACGCAGCTCCGAGACCTTTAAGAGCTGGGCCGAAGATTGCGCCTAAGGCTGGAATTAACTCGTTAGCGAAGAAGTTAAAGAATGACTTAACGATAGGAAGAAGATCATCGCGGACGACCTTAAAGATAGCCGTAAACGCTGGCCCTAGCGTCACGGATAATCCAGAAGCTAAGTTCTGAATAGCTGGGATTCCCTTATCGACGAAGCTGGAGATTAAGGGAGTAATCGCGTCGAGAACGTAAGAACCTACAGTCTCTTTTGCTTCATCAAATGCAACAGTAAGACGAGCCATCTTTCCTTGGAATGTGTCGGCTTGCTTAGAAGCTTGTCCCTCGAAAGTCTTAGCTAGAGAAGCCGTAATCTGCTCCATCGACATGGTCTTTAATTGAGCAGAAGATAGTCCTACACCTAACTTACCGAGAGCGGCCGTATTACCTTCGGCGGCCTTGGCCATGGCGTTCGTGACTGCTTCGAGCGACTTTCCACTGCCCGCCGCGACATCGATCGCGACAGCTTGAAGTCTCTGGGCTTCTTCGACTGATTTCGTACTTCTGAGAAGTCGATCCATCGATGGACGAAGCTCGTCGTCCGTGAGTCCTGTAAGAAGTGACGTCTTAGTTATCTGTTCTTCGACAGCTTTAATCTGGGCGTCTGTTGCGCCCGTTACGTTCTGTAATGTTGTCGCGAGTTTAGCCTGAGCTGCTTCGTCTGCTATAGCTGACTTAACGCCATCGATAAGAAGCTTTCCAGCATAGGCCGCGGCTGCCACTGTTGCAGCTGCGAAAGCTGCGGCGGCTACCTTTCCGAACTTGCCTATCTTGCTAGAGAAGCCTTCGACTTCATTCTGAGCGCCTTTAACGCCCTTCTTTAATTCGTCGAAGTCGGCGTCGAAAGTTATCTTTACTTTAGGAATGCCAGCCATTAGTTAAGACCTACTTTCTTAATTACTCCTTGAATAAGATCTATGTATTCTTTCGCGACTATAGGCGTGTAATAGTCAACAGCTGGAGCTATCCAATAGCCGCGCTTATTGCGCGGGGCCTTGAATCTGTCTGTGTAAGCGCGTCCTAGGGAGTCCGTACCGCGTCCGCCGCCGTATTCCGTTCCCCATAGAAGCGCACCCGCTGGAGCTGCATTCTGGCGAACCTTAGAACCTTTACCGCTCTTAGAAGCTTCTCCGCCGTACTTGCGACCGACCTTCTTAGGGCCGCCGATGTCTACGCGAATAAGACGATCTCGCTTGGCTGTAATCGTCGAAGCTACGAGCTTAGTCTGCGGAGCTGGCGCACCTTGCGCGCTCATCATTAACTGACCAGCTAGTCGCTTAGACAGTGGAAGAGCTGCGTCTCTAATCTCGTTCTGAGTTTCTTTGTCGAGAAGATTAAGAGTCTGTAGCAAGTTTTTAAGCGCGGCTGGCTCGACTTCTATCGAGTAGACACCCTTCTTACTTGCCATTCTGTCTCTCCAAGATCTCTATAGCTGTGAGTAAGTCTTCCGTCGTCTGCCATTCGCTCATCGGGATTCGAGTCGCTATTGCGACTTCTATCAAGATCCGATTTAAGCTTCCGACGGGCCAGCTTTTGGGTCTGACTTCTTACTCGTAATCTCTTCGACTGTCTCGATCCAGATCTCGTAAGGCTTTACAGG